TATGAACTCTGGTGAGATCAAGTTCACACCTGGGCTAACTAATCTGTTCAAAGAGTTCGCTTCTTATGTGTGGGATGACAAGGCCAGTCAAAAGGGTGAAGACAAAGTGGTCAAGGCACATGACCACTGCTTGACCGGCGACACGATTGTAAATACTCCTGATGGGGATATTGCAATTGAGGATCTGGTCGGTAAAAGTGGCTCAGTCTATTGCGTGGATAATGATGGCAAGCCAACGGTTGGCAAGTTTTCTAATGTTCGTAAAACAAGAAAGGATGCTGCAATTTATGAGTTGGAACTTGAAGATGGGTCTAAAATTAGGGCAACCGGTGACCATCTGATTCTTACTGAAAATGGATGGAAAGAGCTAATAAACTTGACGCCAGAAGATATTGTAGTTCGTGTTCGTTAATGCAATAGGATACTTCTTTATGATATAATAAGGCTATGAAGACTGTTGAATATGCTGGTTTCCGGTTCACCAAAGACAATAAAACTGGGTATTATTTGAGCACTAGTTTGATTGACGGGAAGCGTGAAAGACTACATCGATTTGTGTGGGAAAGCGTTCATGGGAAGATACCGTCTGGTGCACACATTCATCACGTAGACGAGGATAAAGACAACAATGATATTAGTAATCTCGAACTATTGTCAGCTCATTCTCACGAGAAATTGCACATGACAGAGCGCAAGACAAAGTATCCAGATATGGTTGCACGATTCTCGGCAGCTGGTGCAAAGGCGGCTCCTAAGTGGCATAAGAGTGATGCTGGTCATGAGTGGCATAAAAAGCACTATGAAAGCATGAAAAACTTGTTTTACAAAAAATCAACTCTAGTCTGTGAACAATGCGGGAGAGAGTATGAAACTGTGGACCAAAACCATAATCGTTTTTGCTCAAATCGCTGCAAGTCGCAATGGCGGCGTGACCATCATTTGGATGATGAGCTTCGAGTTTGTGTGATTTGCGGTAAAGAATTTTTGGCAAATAAATATTCAAAAAGGAAGACGTGCAGTGATAGATGCAAAAGGAAGTCCACCCTTAAAACGCGATGGGGTAAGAGTTAAATCTGTTAGGCCAATTGGCACTGCAGATGTTTATAACATGGAAGTCGAAAGCCACCACAACTTTGCGGTTGATGGTGGCTTTATTGTTCATAATTGCATGGACGCCATGAGGTATTTTGTCATGCAGGTAATCAAACGGAGAAATGCAGCTCATACGTTCAAGAACACAAGCAAATACTTCTAAGGAGGTGGCCATCATATTAACAGTTCAAGGGAAAGGCTCAATTACAGACGGTGACGTGTTCATTTTCCCGACTGATGAAGAGCTGACTGGCGATGACATCAATGCGTTTATTACTGCCAATGATGATCTAGCTAAAAACAAGTACCTTCCAGCAAAGAAAATGTACCTCGGTCAGCATCAGATTATTGATGATGCGAAAAAGGATCATGGGCCAGACAATCGTCTTGTTGGCAACTTGGCTCACTATATTGTTGATACCTACAATGGGTTTTACATTGGCATTCCACCAAAGATCACGCTCGACAACACACAGGACAACACCGTGCTGCAAGAGTGGAACGATACGAACAGCGTTCAGGACAAATTAGCCGAAATCAGCAAGCAAGCATCCATTTACGGTCGGGCGCTTGCTTTTTTGTACCAAGACGAAGACAGCAATACGTGTATTGCATACAGCTCGCCTATCAATTCGTTCCTCATCTATGATGACACGGTAGCGCACAAAGCTATTGCGTTTGTCATGTATTGGCACGACGAAGACAACAATTTAACTGGCAAGGTGTATCTTAAAGACGGCATATACTCCCTTGATATGGTTCGCTTTGAAGGGACAGACGGATTTAACCCGTTTAATGAAGTGCCGGCAGTTGAGTTCTTCATGAACACTGAGCGTCAAGGCATCTTTGAGAACGTTGAAACGTTAATCAATGCACTAGATAAAGTGCTCAGCCAAAAAGCAAATCAGAATGAATATTTTGACAACGCGTACTTGGTTCTAAAAGGCTTGCAACTAGCTGAGGACGAAAACGGTAATCCCATACTAGATCTTAACGGCAACCAAATTATCTACGCTCCGGATGCTGATTCTGCTCAAGGCGTAGCTGAATTTCTGACCAAACCTGATGGCGATGCCATTCAAGAGCACCTCATTGATCGCCTCATCAGCATGATCTATCAGATCAGCATGGTTGCAAACTTGAACGATGAAGCATTCAGCGGCAATAGTTCTGGCGTTGCATTGCAATACAAATTGCTACCAATGCGCAATCTAGCGGCCAATCAGGACCGTAAGTTTACTCAGTCACTCCGGGAGCTTTACAAGATCGCATTCAGTGTTGGGACAATCCTTCCAGAAAGTAAATCTGATGACTGGCAAAAGCTTAACTTCGCATTCACGCGAAATCTTCCGGAGAACATTACCGACGAAGCGGACGCGGCTTCTAAACTAAAAGGCCTCGTATCAGATCAGACTATGCTTAGCACCTTATCATTTGTCGATGATCCCAAGGCCGAAATGAAACGCATGGCTGATGAGACCGCCCAGAAAGCAAAAGACGCTGCTGCTAATAGTCCGTCAAGCCCGGACTTCCAGAAATTGCTGAATGGTGGTGGCAATGATGACAACAACGACTCAACAACAGATAGCGAGTAATTCTGCCTACTGGAATAAGCGAACAGCATCAGAGAGAAAGTGGATTGCCGAGAACCTTAAGAATGACGAGGCGTTTAATGCCCGAATTCAGGAATATTTTGACAAAGCCCTAACCAACATCCAAAAGGATATTGACTCAGAGCTTGCCAAGTATGCCGCATATAGCAACGACAGTATGGCCGGTGCGCGTCAAGCAGTGATGGCTACCGACATTAAAGCTTATCAAGCGGAAGCAAAGTCGATTGTCGATGATGCTAGAAAGATGTATAACGGAGAACCGCTCAAATATTCCGACTTTAGCAAGGATGTCAATGATCGTCTCAAGCTATACAACGCTACCATGCGGATTAATCGCTTAGAAATGCTCAAGAGTGAGATTGGTCAAGAAATGCTTGATGCACACATGAAAGTGAACGCTGATCTAATCTCAAAATTGAGTGATGATTATCAATCCGAGATCAAACGGCAAGCCGGAATACTTGGAGAGACGGTATCTAGGGGTGGGTACACTGATTTAGCCAAGTTACTCTCCAAACGAGAGGGAGATTACACCTTCTCACAGCGCATCTGGATCAACCAAGACATTCTTAAGGCTGAACTGGATGAACTGCTGACATCCGCCACCATTCAAGGACAGAGCCCACTAAAGATTGCTCGCAAGCTACGCGGTCAAGTGGCAGAAACGGTGAACAATCACCGCTATGTGACAGAACGAATTGCACGTACTGAGTCAGCTCGGATTCAAACACAGGCGCAATTAGATAGCTTCAATAAGTTCGGCTATGACTATTGCAAATGGGTGGCTGAGCCAAGCGCGTGTGATGCGTGCAAGGAGATTTCAGAAGGTGGCAGAACTGGTAGAGGCATTTATCGCGTAGACGATGTGCCAGATATTCCAGTTCACCCCAACTGCCGATGTTCCATTGCGGCATATGCGCCAGATGATGATTAGGAGGAAACAATGAAGCTACCAGAAAAAGTATTGATTGATGATATCGAGTACAAGGTTGAGGAGGTCAGTCACAAAGAGCTTCAGCTAAGTAGCGAAGACTTAAAAGGCGAGTACTGGGGCGATACGCGTTATAAGCAAGCTAGTATCCGTATATGTGAAGGTATGGCTGAGGATGAGGCCAAAATCACTTTAGTACATGAGATTATCCACGCAATCCTGCAAGAGCGAGGGTTCGACCAGCAAAACAATGATGAGGCAATGGTTGACGGATTAGCACATGCGATTCGCATGTTGGCCAAGCAGAACTCAGAGCTGATCAAGGAGGTACTATCATGAAATCAGAAGGTTTGAAAACGCGTGAAAGCATTAAAAAGCGCCTGCTTGATTTGGCAGCAGAGGCTAATAGCATCAAAGATTATCAGCTAGGAGCGCTTATCCTGAATGCATATAACCGATGCGATGACAATGTGACTATCCAGAATGGCAATTTATATGTCAACGGCGAATTGATGATAATCGACAATGCGACACTTGCTAATCATTTGGCAATGTCCTCCACCGGTTACAATAAAGCACCATCTGGTAACGCGTCACATATAAGCACTCTTGAGCTAAGAGATGATGGCCCATATCTTAACGGCAAACGTATTAAAGGACTCATTGATATGAACATCGATTCAAAGGTCGGCGATCTTACCAAAGTTGTCATTAAGCTTGCTGCCAATGTGCATGGTATAGACGACATTGACAAAGGATATTCAATCTAGCCAAAATATGAAACTTATTTGTAAGCCGCAGCTAGCGGCTATTTTTATACCATCAAGTCCAAGCGTGATCGACTCTAAAAGCTCCGGTAAATTAAGACGCAAGCCTGATCCGTCTAAAAAGCTGTGGAAGGAGTTCTTAGCATGATTCCCAAGATTTTAATGCCTATGAATTTGCAATTTTTCGCTGAAGATAAACCTCAAGGCGATCCGAAAAATCCAGTCGATCCGCCTAAGCCAAAAGATGGTG